CGCGCTTGGCCCCCGGCGGCGGGGTGCTGATTATCGAAACTTGGTGGAACGACGACGACCTCGCCGGCCGCTTGCAGGAGATGATGCGCAAGAGCGACCCGGACAACCCGGCCGACCAGTTCGAGATCATTCGTTACCCAGCTCTGAGCACCGAGTGGGAGTATCGCGACGAGGCCCAGCCGCACCAGCCGATCATCCGCACCCCTGTCGAAATCGACGTTGCCAATCCCCCGTTGGGGTTTAGTACCCAGTTGACCCCTCTACGCCCCATAGACTTCTGCCTCCACGAAGACCGGTACCCTACCGACGCGCTCAAGCGGATTCGGGCTAACATGCAGCCGCGTATCTGGTCGGCTCTGTACCAGCAGAACCCAGTGCCCGACGAGGGCATGTACTTCAAGAAGGAGTTCTTTCGTTACGAGCCCGAGTCACCGCAGGGCTACGGGCTAAGGATCTTCACCGCGTGGGACTTTGCCATCGGCGAGAAGCAGCAGAACGACTGGACTGTCGGGGCTACGATCTTGCAGGACGAGCACGACACGCTGCACGTCTTGGAGATTTTCAGGATGAAGGGCGATTCGTTCTTGATCATCGAGGCGATGCTCGACGTGGCCCAGCGCTGGGGCCAGATTCCCGGCACCGGGTACTTGATCGGCGCCGAGGACGGTCAGATCTGGCGCGCCATGGAGCCGATGCTGAAGAAACGCATGCTGGAGCGACGCCAGTACCCTCCGTATGAGATACTCCGGCCGCTCACGGACAAGATGGCCCGGGCGCGTCCGCTGCAGGGGCGCATGCAGCAAGGTCGTGTGATCTTCCCGGAGAATGCCAGTTGGCTGCCGCAGGCGGAGCAGGAGTTGCTGAGATTTCCCGCCGGGGCGCACGATGACGTTGTCGATGCACTGGCGTGGGCTGTACATTTGTGTCTTGGGAAAGAGCCGCCGCGCGTAGAGACTCCTCCGGAGTTGAAATCGTGGCGCGACAAGCTGAATTCATTAGATCGGAGTAGCGGGACGCACTTGTCCGCGTAGGAGCTGAACATATGCCTGTAAACACAGACGTCGCGAACGAAGTATGGGCCCGCTACCAGTGGCTACGGGACAACGGACACCTCAGCTACACCAGAAAGGCGAAGAAGTGCGAAGACTTCTTCGCTGGCGTGCAGTGGGACCCAGCTGATTTGGCCCTGCTCAAAGCTGCCCGGCGCCCGGCACTGACGATCAATAAGATCATCTCGACGATCTCGAACGTCTTAGGCGAGCAGATTTACAACCGCACGGACATCGCGTTCCGGCCTCGTAACGAAGGGGCTACGACCGAAGTTGCCGACGCCTTGACGAAGGTTTTCATGCAGATCGGCGATAACAACCTGCTCGCGTGGACACGTAGCGACGTGTTCTGCGACGGTATTATCACCAGTCGTGGTTTCTTCGACGTCCGTCTCGATTTCACCGACTCGCTGCGTGGCGAGGTGAAGATCACCCAGCCGAACCCGAAAAACGTACTGATCGCGACCGACGCCGACGAGTACGACCCAGACACTTGGCCCGACGTGATCACCACGAAGTGGATGAGCGCCGACCAGATCGAGCTGATGTACAGCAAGGCCGACGCCGACATGCTGCGCGGGCGCACCGACACCTACTCCCCGTACGGCTCTGATGCTATCGACTCAGACGCCGACAGGTTCGGCGGACGCGACGCCCGGCAGTACGGCACCGACAGCTACCAGAACGACAGCGCGAAGACGATCCGCGTCATCGAGCGCCAGTACCGGAAGCTCGACAAGGTCGAGCACTTCGTGGACATCATCACTGGCGATATGCGCATGGTCCCGGAGAGCTGGGACGAGCAGCAGCGGCAGGCGTATCTCGACAACAACCCGAACGTGGCTATTACCAAGAAAATGATCCAGCGGATACGCTGGGTGGTTGTCGCGGACAACGTAGTCCTGCACGACGACTGGAGCCCGTACCGGCACTTCACTATCGTGCCGTACTTCCCCTATTTCCGTCGCGGCACGACTGTTGGCCTCGTAGAGAACCTGATCGACCCGCAGGAACTACTGAACAAGGTGTCCAGCCAAGAGCTGCACATCGTGAACACCAGTGCTAACAGCGGGTGGAAGGTAAAGCGCGGTGCCCTGCAGAACATGACCCCGGCTGAGCTGGAGAATCGTGGTGCGCAGACAGGTCTGGTGCTTGAGCTCGACGATATCAACAACGTCGACAAGATCAACCCGAACCAGACGCCTAGCGGCTTGGACCGGATCAGCTTCAAGGCTGAGGAGCACATCAAGGGTATCTCGGGTATCTCTGATTACATGTTGGGTAGCGCCCGTGAGGACGTGTCTGCGAAGAGCGTGAACGCTAACAAACAGTCCGGTCAGGCTAACTTGGCGAAAGTCATGGACAACATGAATCGGACTGATACTATTCTAGCTAGAAACATTCTAGATCTAGTTCAAGAGTACTATACTGAAGAAAGGCTGGTGTTCATCACCACCGACAAGCTCCAGAATACTACCGAGACGTTGACAGTGAACGGTCGGACCCCCGAGGGCACGATCGCTAACGACCTAACCATTGGCGAGTACGCGATTATCGTGACGAACCAGCCAGAGCGCGACAACTTCGAAGATACCCAGTTCGACCAGCTGGTGCGTCTGCGCACCGAGGTCGGCGTACAGGTACCGGACAAGTTCGTGCTGCAGGCCAGCCGTGCGAAGGACAAGGCGGACATCATCAAGGCGATGGAAGGCGATCAGGACTCCGAAGAGGCGAAAGCCGAGGCCCAGATGAAGATGCGCGAGCGCGAGGCCACAGTCGCTCAGCTCGAAGCCGAGGTCGAGTCCACCCGTGCCGACGTCGAGGCGAAGAAAGCCAATGCGCAGAAAGCTCTGGCCGTCGCCGGCGAGGTCACTGCGAAGACTGGTGCCGAGGACAACGAGGCGAACGAGGCCATGATCAAGCTCGAAGCAGAGCAGAAGCTGGCCCGCCAGAAGCTTGAGGGCGAGCAGCAGCTGGCTCGCGACAAGATGGAAGGCGAGCTGACCCTGAAGCGCGAGGCTGCGGCCGTCGACGCCGACATCAAGCGCCAGACCGCTAAGCAGGACGCTGATCTGAAGCGTGCCACTGAGATTCACAACGCTGCACAGCAGCAAGCCAAACCCCAAGCCCCAGAAGGAGCATCAAATGCAACCTGAAATCGAGAATGAAGACGTAGTTGATCGTGGTGACACACTGCCTGATGAGACTACTCTCGATGACAAGCCCGACGATCTGCCGAAGGACGACGCAATCCCGTCCCTAGACGGCGAGAAAGACGAGTTGCAAGAGACCGACGAGGAGCGTGCCGAGCGCGAGGCCGCTGAGGCCGAAGCCGAGGCGAAGAAACGCATCCGGATTCCGAAAGCACGGTTCGACGAGGCCATTCACAAGGCTCGTCAGCGTGAAGAAGCTCTGAAGCAGGAGATCGCCGAGCTGCGCAGCGGCCAGCAGCGTGCTCAGGTCAGTGGCACTATGGCCGAGATTTCTTCGAAGATCGAAGAGCTGCAGGACAAGTACGAGGATTTGATCCTCGACGGCATGAAAGACGACGCCCGGAAGGTCCGCCGCGAGTTGGATGCCCAGCGCGAGGCTCTGATCGACCTGAAAACGTCGGTCAAGTCCGAGCAGGCGCGGAAATCGGCCATCGAAGAGCTGCAGTACGACGCTGTTTTGGCTGGTATTGAGGCTAAATACCCAGCTTTGGACCCCGAAGGTCCTGCGTACGACGCTGAAAAGACCGACGAGGTCGTAGTTCTGCTCGAATCGTTCGTAGCACGTGGTTTTAACCGCCAGACTGCTCTGCAGAAGGCTGTTAAATACGTGATGGGCGAGCCGTCGACGCCGGCGCCGGCCAAAAATACCGAAAACGTGCGTGATATCGACGCTCGCCGCAAGGCAGCCGAGGCTAACAGACGTCAGCCGGCCGATTTGAATAAAGTCGGCAAGGATTCGGACCGCGACGGCAAGGATTTCCAAGCGACGGACATCTCGCGCATGTCTCAGGACCGGTTTGCCAAGCTCGACGAAGACACGTTGGCGAAACTACGCGGCGACGTGTTGTAAAACCCCGTCTTTGGCCCCTTCGGGGGCCTTTTTCTTGGAGATAAGACATGGATTGCGTGGATTCCAGCCGCATCGACGACGTTATCGTCGAGAAGCACTTCTACGACCGCCCCAACGGGGTGATTACCTGCCTGTTGCGCCTGCAGAACGGCACGACTGTCAGCGGCGAGAGTAATGACAGCCGCGATGGCGCGTATCTGGCTGCCCGGGACAAGGTCTGGGTGCTGGAGAACTACCTGCTGGCTCAGCAATTGTTTAGTGCAGCTGAACTTAAAGCAGGTTCAGTCCGTTGACTTGGTGAATATCCAGAGCTACGATGCAACGCATCGACTGTGCATAGCGACATATGCACGGAGCCCGACCTCCTAAAAAGTCGCTTCAGCGCTGGCCCAGCGGCAAAAGGGCGCAATGAACCGGCTGTTAAATCATCTAGGAGGAAAGCCACATGGCTCTCACTAACTTTGGTCTGCTCACCGACGAGCAAAAGACAATCTGGTCGAAAGACCTGTGGAAGTACGCGCGTAACTACTCGTTCGTCAACCAGTTCATGGGCTCCGGCGCTAACTCGCTGATCCAGCACATCACTGAGCTGAAGAAGTCCGAGAAGGGCGCTCGCGCTGTCATCACCCTGCTGGCCGATCTTGAAGGCGATGGTATCGCCGGGGATCGTACTCTGGAAGGCAACGAAGAGGCCATGAAGTCGTACGATCAAGTGATCCGTATTGACCAACTGCGCCACGCCAACCGTCACGAAGGCCGTATGGCTGATCAGAAGTCTGTAGTTGAATTCCGTGGCAACAGCCGCGACGTTCTGGCGTACTGGCTGGCCGACCGTATCGACCAGATGGCGTTCCTGACCATGTCTGGCGTTTCGTACGCCATGCGTAACAACGGTATTGCCCGTGTTGGTTCCGACCTGCCTTTCTTGGAGTTCGCCGCCGACGTGAGCGCGCCTACCGACAAGCGTAAGCTGCGTTGGGACGGCACTGCCAAGAATCTGGTACAGAACGGTGCAACTTCGGCCGTAGCTGCAGCTGATACCCCTTCGTACAACATGTTCGTACAGCTGAAGGCCTATGCCAAAGAGCAGTACATCCGTGGTGTGAAAGGCTCTGGCGGCAAAGAAGTCTTCCACGCGTTCCTGACCCCACAGGCAATGGCCCGTCTGAAGCTTGACCCGGACTACATGGCTAACCTTCGTGGTGCTGGTGCTCGCGGTAAAGACAACGCCCTCTTCTCCGGTGACGGCGTAGAGATCGACGGTATCGTGTTCCACGAGTTCCGCCACGTGTACAACACCTCTGGTGCCACTTCCGGTAACAAGTGGGGTTCGGGTGGTCTGGTTGAAGGTTGTCAGGTTCTGTTCTGCGGTGCTCAGGCACTGGGCATGGCTGACATCGGCGCTCCTGAGTGGAACGAGAAGGGCTTCGACTATGACAACCAGCAGGGAATCTCTGTTGGCAAGATCGTCGGCTTCCTGAAGCCTAAGTTCAACAGCATCTACGCTGGTAACACCACGCAAGACTTCGGTGTTATCTCCGTTTACTGCGCTCAATAAGGAGCCTGATCATGGCTAAGCTGAAAACAACTCGTGGGCTGCAGAGCCCTCTCGTAGCCGAGTTCGTCTTCGACGTCGTTAACGACGAGATGGTGAACACAGGCGGTACGCTGGATAACTTCAAAACCGTGGCTTCCCACGTGTTTGACGCGATCTATCTGCCGCCCGGCGCCGTCGTAATCGGTGGTGAAGTTACCACTGAGACTGCTGTAACCGGTTCTACCGCTTACAACGTCTCTGTGGGCGACGCCACTCTGGCTACCCGCTACTTGGGTGCTACCGACCGCGTTGCGGCCGGCCGTACCCCACTGGTACCGACGAACCTCGTCAGTGCCGGTGAGCAGATTCGCGTTACCGTTGCTCCGACCGTGGCTACCGCCACTGCCGGTAAAATCTCGGTACGTGTGATGTACGTAGTGCGTAACCGCGTGACCGAAGTACAAACCCACTAATACTGGGTTGAACGGGGGCCCGCACGGGCCCTCGTCTCTTCTAATCTCTGGAGGTAACTATGACTCGGGCTACCATGCTCACGCTTAATCGCACCTTTACGTTGAACACCACGAAAGGGCACTCGATCGAGTTTGTTAAAGGGAAGCCGGTCTACGTACCGCCTGCCGTCTATGGCGATGCTATCGCTATCGGCGCATACCCGTCTGATGGCTCTGAACCGACGCCGCTGGACGAAGATGTTGAGCGCTCCGAGATCACCGATCCGGCTGAGCGCGCTCAAATGATTTCCATGGCGTTTGACGTACTCGTCGAGCGCAACGGCCGTGGTGACTTCACCGCTGCCGGCGTACCTACCGCCGCTGCCGTAACCGCAGAGACCGGTTTCAAGGTGCAGAACAAAGAAGTAGCTCTGGCTTGGCAGGCTCGTAACGACGCCAAAGCAGCTAACTAAGTGATAGGGGCCCGCCATGTACGCTACGCCGAAAGACCTAGTAGATGCGTTTCGGGCCTACTCTCGTGACACCGTAGACCCATACCTGTGGTCTGACTCTGAGCTCTATCAGTACGCTACCGAGGCCGAGGCTTCCGTAGCGCAGGAGCTACTCTGCCTACAGGACATGAGCTCTGCCGCCGCTGTACTCAACATAACCGCCGGCGAGCCTACAGTGCTGCTACACCCGTCGACGATCCGCGTCCGGTCAGCTTTTTTCATAGCTGACGGCAGACAGCGCTCGCTTGAGCTACGTACGATGGACGGGATGCGTGACGAGAAGGTGTTTGTCGATACTGGGTCACCGAGGGTTTTAATCCTAGGCGGTTCATCTGGTTCGGCGCGTATCTACCCAATCCCGACGGAAGACGGCACGCTACAGCTGACTATCTTCCGCACCCCGCTGAAGGCCCTCAGCGCCACAGCTAAATTCGAAATCCCATTCCACTACACCCCAGCGTTGCTGGAGTGGATGATTTACCTCGCCTACAGGAAACAGGATTCCGACAGCTTCTCTCCGGGGCAATCTGCCGTTGGCATGGCCGGATTCAATGAATATATGCGAAAATATCAGCGAGCCGAAAGCCTGAAAAATGGCGGGCTCAAGGATGGGACGATAGCGTATGGCGGGCTCTAGAATGTGCCCATATACAGACAAGGGACGGCGCCTATGCGACCACTGGACATGCAAGAAGGTATATCCATGAGCGACGCCATCAGCATTGCGGACATAGCGGTACTGAAATCCGAGGTTTCAGGCTTGCACGAAGCTATAAACGAGGTAAGCACCAAAATGGATTTGGTGCTTAGCATGCGTGTGGAGCTGTCTGTGCAGGGGGAGCGACTTGAACATGCAGTCGGTGACCTCAACCGCACACGCGACGCGATGAACAGAGAGGTAGGTGTGCTGGAACAACGTGTGGATAACCTGTCGACGCACACCCTGAACACGCGCAAGAAGCTAGACGCGTGGCTGAACCGCATAGTTGGCGGCGTAGCTGTAGGGACTTTGGCGCTCGGGCTGCTCCAATACAGCATACTGGATAAACTAAGGGAGCTGGAAAGCCTGTCATCTGTGGTATCGCATAACACCGCGCAGATCGACTTCATCACCCGCGCCATCCAGTCTTACGCTGTTAAGCCCGAAGGCCCAGCGACGGTCGAGCCCAAGCCCACCTACGAGCAGGAGATCGACAAATGACCGACTGGACTAAAGTAGGGCAGCGCCTAGCCGACATCGCTCCAATGCTCGGTACCGTAGTCGGCGGGCCGGCTGGCACAGCGATCGGTTCAGTCATCGCTGCGACGCTCGGGACGGCTAACAACCCCGACGCGGTATTGGCCGAAATCCGAAACAACCCCGAAGCCGCTCTTAAGCTAAAAGAGCTTGAGTATGCCGAGCGGGACTCCATCCGCGCACAGGCACTGGCTATGGCGCAGAACGAAGTCCATCTGGCCGGTCTGGAGATGGCTGACCAGCAGCAAGCTCGGTCGGTGCACAAAGACCACTGGATGCCGTCGCTGCTGACCATCGCGCTGTCGATTATGGTTAGCACCATGACGTACATGATATTCACCGTGGCGGTACCGGAGTCCTCCAAGGAAGTAGCGTTCTTTATCGTCGGTCAGGTTATGACGGCTTTCATTACCGCTATCACGTTCTGGCTCGGGTCAAGCCGTGGGTCGCACGACAAGAGCCGCGAGCTAAGGGAGAAGATGCTTTGAATAAAATCCAGAGCATGGTTGACCACCTCATCGGCGTCGAGGGCGGGTATGCGAACAACCCGAACGACGCCGGCGGCGAGACTATCTGGGGGATTACCGTAGCGGTCGCACGTGCGAATGGGTACACCGGTGCTATGCGCGACATGCCTCGCGAGGAAGCTGCTGCGATCTACTTGCGTCAGTACTTCATCGCCCCGGGGTTCGACAAGGTGTCTGCACAGTCCGAGGCGGTCGCGGAAGAACTGTTCGACACCGGAGTGAACATGGGTGTCAGCGTAGCCAGCCGATTTCTGCAGCGGGCTTTGAATGTACTCAACCGCTCGCACAAAACCCCGCTGTATCCAGATATAGCGCCTGATGGCCGTCTAGGGGCACGCAGCATTGAAGCTCTGGGCGTATTTCTTCGCGCGCGCGGACCAGACGGAGAAAAAGTTCTGCTCCGCATGCTGAATTCGCTGCAGGGTAGTAAGTATATCGAGATTACTGAAAACCGCGTGCAGAACGAAGAGTTCCTCTACGGCTGGTTCCTGAATAGGGTGGTTATCTAATGTCTATTCCCGGCGAAGTAGTAGAGCCGTTTGGCGGCGGTATGAACAACATCGCCCAGACAGATGCATTGCCTAAGGGTTATACGCGCGAGCTGATGAACTTCGACCCATTGAACGGCGGCTCGCTGGCGATGCGCGCTGGGTATTCACGTGTGGCCACAGTCGGCAACGTTCGAGGCGGTGTCCCCTACGGCGGGAAAATAGTCGTGGTGTCAGATACCGTAGATGTATTCAACCCCGGTGACGGCTCGCTGCTACGCCTAGATGTGGCTCCAGCCGGAAGTACTGTTATCGGTGCGGAGCTAAACGGCGACTGCTTCTTACAGGTCGGCGTTACACAGCTACGGATACGTGACGGCCTTATCGCACCATGGGCGGGCCATGAAGCAATTGTGTCGGTAACTATGGGCACCGGCTCGCTGCCAGCAGGCACATACCGTGTAGCGACAACCGAAACAGACGTGTTCGGCGCGGAGGGCGGCACTACCCCATCTATCGTGACGGTGGGTGACAACACGTCGATCACCATGAGCTGGACGGGCGGGCCGCGTAACGTATATACCAGCGCACCTAACGGCGAGACACTGTACTTCCAGACCGTAGCTGCGAGTACTTTCACCCTCAGTACGGTTGGGATCGATAGTACGTCGAGGCTGACCACCGGCAATATGCAGCCCCCGCCGGTGGCCGAAGGTATCGTAGCTGATAAGGCGCGTTTGTTTATGCACTCAGGCAACGCGGTGTGGGCCACCGAGCCCTTTGCCCCGCACCTCGTCGACTACATCAACGGATACCTGCTGTTCGACGCACCGGTAACGGTGGTGCAGCCAGTCGACGCTGGCGTGTATGTGTGCACTGCCTCACGGACCTATTTCGTGGAGGATTTTGGCACCAAGGACATTGAGCAGAAAGTAGTGGCCGAGGTTGGCGCGGTGAGCGGAAGCGGCACGATTCTCCCTGACGGCTCAGCCACGTGGATGTCGCGCTTCGGGCAAGTCCGCGCCGCAAACGGTGCTATTGAGTTCCCGCAGCGCGGCGTGTACGCTCCCATAGTAGCTACGTCTGCCAGTGCTGGAGTCGTAAACAACAACGGCGTCGAGATGATTGTAACCAACCAACGTGGTGCAGCCGTTAACTCACTTGGTGTCGTGGACTCCTTCGATCTGGAGATTGAATAATGAAAGATAGCGAAACGCATGGTCAGGTGCCGTTCGGCTTTGAGTACCACTTCGAGCTGGAAAGGGATGGCGTCCTAGTCGACGAGTGGGTGGTGCACAACCTCGTGCCGCTCCAAGGACTTAATTACATTGCTACTGCGTGTTTCGGCGACGTGACGGCTATTGGGTCGTGGTACGTTGGCGTGTTCACCAACAACTACATCCCATCAGAAACAAGCGTGGCGGCTGACTTCCCAGCCACTATGGGCGAGTTCTCCGGGTACTCGGAGGTAACGCGCCCAGCATGGGACCGAGTCAATACCGACGGTACGCTGAGTAACGTGGCCAGTAGAGCTACGTTCACGGTTACGTCGAACGCGCGGCTGTATGGCGGCGTACTGTTGTCGTCGTCAGCGAAGGCGTCAGGTTCCGGTACACTGCTATCCGCCGCCCGGTTCCCGACCCCTCGGGACATCGAGGCCGGCATGGTGCTTCGCGTGCGCGCAGAAGTGTCCTTCATCCCAACGAGCGTGGTGTAAGTCATGGCCGAAACTACATACATGAGTGGGCAGATATGCGATCTGTTCACTCCCGCTGGGAAGTACATCTCGCTGCACACCGCTGACCCGGGGTTTACCGGCGTTAACGAGCTGACCACGGGCAACGACGCCAACTACGTGCGCAAGGCGGTGACGTTCGTCAAGACGCTGGACGGTTCCACGTACCGCGTGCGGAACTCCGCAGACGTGGTGATGGCAACGGCCGCTGCAGGGGCGAGCTACACGATTTCGCACCTGTGCGTGTGGAGCGCCGTCACCGGCGGCAACTGTCTGGCCGTTCTGCCTCTACTGACCGGCATCCCGGTGACTACGGGCGGCATCGTCACGTTCGCCACTAACGCTATTGAAGTACGCGGAGAGTAATCATGGCACTTAAATTCAGTACTGGGCTTCGCTCCGCTATCCTGACCACGTCGTCGCTGCGCGGCGCGTTGAACGGCGGCGAAATTCGCATCTACTCAGGCAACGTTCCGGCTAGCGCAGACTCCGCACTAGACGTAAGTAACGTCCTACTGTGTACGATTAAGACCGACGTAGGCGCTGGCCTCACGTTTGAGCCGACCGTCACCGGTGGGATCATCACCAAGAAGCTGGACGAAATATGGCGCGGGTCTGTGGTGGCCAGCGGCACTGCCTCGTTCTACCGCCACGTGCTGTCGGCGGACATCGGGGATGCGAACACCACGTCGTTGCGTATCCAAGGCGGCGTCGCGCTTCTTGGGTCTGACATGAACCTTACCAATCTGCAGCTCGCCAACGGTGGGGTGCAAAGCATAGAAGCGTACAGCATCACTATGCCAGAAGCGTAAGTACTGGGGGATGGCATGGCTAACCGTATACGCAAGATTACGGCAGTACGGTACACCCCTGCGGTCCCTGCAGTTCCGGGGAACCCGGCGTACTGCATAGACACACCGCAATACGTGTCGGCTGACGACTACCGGAAGCAGTACAACACTGTGCTGTACCTGTCGGAAAAGTCGGGGCTGCCGTACGGGCAGATAGACCCAAAAATATACAAGTCCGTGATGGGCGGGCCGGGCATCGGCGGCGGAACAGTGGTCGCTTACTACACCCGCAAGTGCTTCAAGGCATCCGGTGGCAGTCCTGCTATCCCGGCGTCAACCACGTACGCGACCATCGCTGGGTGGAATGCCGGCGCCATATCTAACCCGCGACTGATTGGACACGGCTACGTCACGTTCCGGTTCGCCCCGTACGCCATCGGCGCGGTGGCTGGACTGAACCCCAAGGCTGACACCGCCAGTGTCGCAGATTCCACGCACGCGTTCGCCCTGCTGTATGGCACCGTAGCCATCTGGGAGTCCGGCGTGCAGATCACAACACTACCGGGTGTGGCTGCAGACTCTGTGTTCCAGATTCGCCGCAGTAAAGCGGGCGTTGTCACGTACGCTGCGAACGACGAGGTTGTGTACACCAGTCTTGTACCGAGCACGGCGCCAGCGCGTCTTGACGTGTCGCTCTACATGTCCGGCGACTACGTCGACGACCCCGGCGTGTTCAGCATTCTGGAAGGCTCAGCCCTTGGTTACGTCGGCACCACCAGCGTGTTCAACGCGGATACGCGTGTTGTAGGACGCGTCGGCACCACCGGCTTCGCGTGGGGCTACAAAGGCAACAATCGGTACGGTACAGCGCGCGGCGTGGTTGGCACGCTCGGGCTGGTCGATGGCCGAGTTGATTATAACGGCGAGGCGGCCGTCTCCGTCGGGACTAACGGTAGCGCGCGGGCTGCCGAAGACGTGTCGCGCAGCGAGACGCTGGCCTTTGTTGGTACCTCCACAGATAGGGCGAACTACTCGTCTAGTGCCAGCGCCTACCGTGGCGCGTTTGAGTCGTACTGCGTAGGCGGCGTTCCGGAAGTCAGCGTGGCGTACTCGGATGGCATCGCCCCTTCGCCTGTTGGGTTCTCGCTGGCGCCTTCAGGCGAGGTGTTCACCGGCGTCGGCGTAATGCGCGGGCATGTTGGTGTAAGCGCGGATCGTACACCCTACTCGTTTAGCGCCGGTGCGATGTCGGGCGCGTACCGTGGGTATTCGCACGACGTCAGCGAAGCGCCGGACACAGCCGAGGTGTTGGAGACGTTGCTGCTTACGTCGACCATGACCCCGTTCTCAGACATCGTCGCAACATTCGTGTCGTCAGTCGATGTAGGCGACGATCTCATCCTAACCATAGAGATCGAAAGCGGACTTGAGTGGTTCGACATACTGCTGACGAACTCCACAGTCAGCGGTATCTCCGACATTGACGCTGCGTGGGCTGACGCCATAGGCGTGTCTAGCCAGACAGCCAATGGGCGCGTGGGCGTGCAGTACGCCACTAACATGAACACGAACGCGATAACGCGGTACGACGGGTTTGACTTCCTGCGCATCCTTGACACCCCGAGCGGAGCGTTCGGGCTGCGCGCCGACGGCGTGTATCGAATTGGCGGCGCGGACGATAACGGTCAGCCGCGTGATGGGTTTGTAGACCTCGGCGCCAACACTTTCGGCAGCGGGTTGCAGAAGCATCTAGACACTGTGTTCTTCGGCCTGACCACTGACGGTACGCCGCTTGCGGTCATAGCTGGCGACGACGGGGTTAAGCGAGCGTATACCATCATCAAGCGTGCAGAGTTCATGCGCGCTGATGTCGGAAAAGCACGGCTAGCTAAGCGCTGGAGTCTGCGGTTAGAGGTGTACGAGGCTACGCAGGCCGAGCTCGACGCTGTAGAGATGGTGGTCCACAAAACCACGCGCCGTTGGGTGAAATAGTGAAGGTGGTCAGCGCCAAGTCGCTCACCGTCGGCGGTGTGTACTTGGTCGGCTACGCAAAGCGTGTCGCCCTGCAGACGATCCAAGCAGGGCAGCGCATGGTGCACAAGGTGATAGATGGATACATCATCCGCGTAGTGGCCACGTCCACTCGTGCGGAGGCCACGATCATAGATACACCCGGCCGGTTGTACATCGTCCGCCAGACGGGGTCGAAGGACCAAACGGTGGGCGTACGCGACGTGTACGACAGCCGATCGGGCAGCGTAGATGGTCCGTACACCGCGGCGAGCGTTGAGTTCCCGCTGACGTCTATAGGTGCGCGGTCGCTGCGCTGGATGTTCGGGTATCAGGTAAACCCGGACCCAGACTTATTAAACCCTGCCGACAAGTCTTCGCTGGCATACACCACCACGTCTCCACGCATCGAGTTCAACGGCGAGTTGCCAACGCAGTCTGCGCTAACGGTCTATAACAAAAACAACACGCTGGCTACCGAGCCGAGCAGTGGGTTCCCAGTCATACCGCAGATAGGCCACTTAGCGTTTGCTGAAGTGCGTACGTATTCAGCGCTGGCCAAAGCGGCTGGCGAGACGGATGTAACAGCCGGGTTTACGCGCTCGTCAGGCTTCACCATGAGCCACGACTACCTGACTACGCTGGGGTACACCGATTACCACTTCCACAAGCTGAGTGAACTTGGGTACGTCTCGTTCATGTACCAGAACCACGCGCCGTCCAGCGTCATGTTCGGCGACGTGCGGATTACTGCAGTGCCGGTGTGTAAGCAACTAGGCTCAGGCGTAGAGCACTGGGGCGAGGCTGGACTGCTGCTGATATGCACGCGGCTGGTGCTCGAAGTACCTAACCAGCCTGCGGTCAAGTGGCACCACATGTGGGTACCGAGCAGTCACCCAGCGGAGGCGATGCAGCCCGGACCGTTTCTCGACTCTCCGTGGGGCGTGAGCGGGCCGGGCCAGAACACAACCGCGTGGCAGGAGTTTATGCTGACGACAACACCGGGCGTGCCGTTCGGCTCGCGGCCCAGCTTCATCGACGCCCTGTCTGGCTGCGTGGAGACGATTACTGTCGGCGACGTAGCGGTCGACCGCGCACTGTTCCGGTTCAGGTACGCCACGCTGGCGCAGGCTACTACTGGGTCGCCGGGGTTCTCCGGTACGCACGCACCAGCCGACGCGCTGGTGGAGATACGCGTGAACGACGCGGGCAGTATGACTATCAGCTACCCGTTCTACGACGTAGCCACCACCGACGATGCGTACGGTGTATACGACCCAGACCCAACGGCGTATACAGAGTTTGTGCAGGGCATCCTCGACGAGACTACGTTCAGAACGCGGGTTCCGTACGCCACGCTGCGGTCATCCAAACACGGTGCGGTGTCTATAGACCTCGTGTCTGAGCAACCGCGTGTTACCCGCGCGTTCGCCAGCCAGCGCGGCGCGCCGTGGATAGCCTCCGACCCGACGCGCTGGGGGCTGCGCATATCGTCAAACAGCGGCGTCCGCAATATCAACTTTAATACAGTCGGATGGGGTGTGTTCGGCGGCTTCACTCGGTCGGCTATGAGCGGTACTGGGGACGACTACATAGTCCTCGCTGGGTGCTCCAGCTATTTCAACGTGTCGCCGGGGTACGGGTTTGGCCTGCTGTCTGCCGACGAGCTTGGCGTTATCGTCACCGACAGGTGGGATGTCTACGCCGTCTCCGTCGGGTTCGAGGTAATAGTGCAGCAACGGCCGGCGTCGCTCGCCGCTATAAACTTGGTGACCGGGGCGTTCCGCATCGTAGGCGCCATCGGTGCGAGCCAACGGGTGACGATCAGTTCGTACCTGAATCTCCACCTGAACGTCGTGCAACAACGTATCGTCGATGAAGACGGACTTGTGGTCGTCGAAGGCGTGTACATGGTGTCTAAGCCTGACAAGCCCGGCTCTGGCGAACAGTCGGTTGTTCGGATTTCACGTGACTCCGGTGTAACATGGAGTGACTACGTACCGTCGGGCCAGATCACTTACTTAACAGGTACGGTTTTCGGCGGCACTCAAATTTTAGACACGCCTAGTGGCGCAGCGGTTTTACGGGGGTAGGTTATGTCGGACATGGCGGGTGTACTGTCCTTTCTTGAGGGGCACGCAGAGAGAGCGCTAAAGGAAGCGGAGCAGGCCGCGAACCGCATCAGCGGCGGACTTCGTGCGCCGATCGGCGACCATAAACTGGACTACACGGAGGGAAAGCACAGTGCTGTACCTCCGCCGACGTTCAGTGAGCTGATCCCTGAAGCGAACAGTACTGCAGCGGAGATGCGCCGACTCGACGCAGAAGTCGAGAAGTGGATCGACAAGTACTTTCCCGAGCTGACCGCCTGCCTGAAGACGGCGCCAGAGGAATGGCTGTGCAAGATCATCACGGGCAGTGACCCTTACGGCGACAGTAAGGCGGTACTCGATCTCATGTGGCACGAGGCGCGCGATCGTGCGTACCGTGCGAGCGATACTGAGCGGCGCACCCTCGACGCCGCGTTCTCCAACCGCGGTTTCTCACTACCGCCGGGTGTACTGGTACGTATGGGCGTAGAGTCGGAACAGCGTGCGAGTCAAGCTATCTCTGACATGAACCGCGCCGAGACGGTCCGCATGTTGGAGCTTAAGGTAGAGCTGATTAAGTTCGCTGAAGAACAGGCTATCAAGCTGAAGCTGGGCGTGATGGACGCGCTGCGCGGTTTCTACATGGCGTGGATAAGCATACCGAACAACGACATCGAACGCGCTAAGGTGCGTGCACAGGCGCAGGCCGCGCTGTACTCGTCGCTGTCCAGCTACTACAACGTCGAGGTGGCGTTCGAAGAGTTACGCCTGAAGGCGGCCACCGCTGAAGTCCAAGCTCAGATCGACGTGGACCGTAACAAGATCGCTGCATTCTCCAGTAATCAGTCGGCTGACGCGCTCGCTACAGCGGTTCGCGGTTTCTCTGACATTTCGGCTACTGCTGCCGGCGCCGCCTCTACGCTCACTGCGCAGATCACCACTGGGGGTGCGTAATGGAGTTGAAATTCGCGCTGCGACAGTCGTTCTTTACGGCGGACTCGCTGAGCACGGTCCCCCTGATGAGCGTGGGCAGTATGGGGAATCCATCCGCCCAAGAAGTGTTCATGACCGCTGGCGTTGTCCCACGCAGCGGTACCACCGGTGGCGCCATCGAGTCGGACGCACTGGGGGTGGCCAACGACTCCCTCCCCAGCCGCAGCGACTTTGAGCCGTGGCAGGCGTCGGTCGGGATAAACCCGATACTCGCGCCCGCACCGACGCTTCCGGGGGGCTACGAGGAAATCGTAGCGTGGGTGTATGGCGACAACTCAGAGTCCATTGCCGTCGCAGGTATGTTGTTGTGCTTGGCGCTAGGTCCAGATGATTATCTATATGCGTCGCAGAACTCGATAGGCCGCATAAAAGACGGCGCCGTGATGTGGGCACAGCGCATCGAGTGCCCGGGCCTGAACGATCATCCTTCCGTACTGGCCACCGACGACGCTGGCATGATGTTCGTCGGGTGGAACGCGACATTCGGTAATTTTACGGATGGGTACACGTTCAGGCACTACTGGGTGGTGCGAAGCATCGCTGGTACCGGCGTATCGTCACCTGAAGCGCTACGTGCGCTGCCGAACTACATAGCAGAAGACCCGGCGTTCTCCGGGTCTTCTGCGCCTGTGTCTATATCCGCGCTAGTAGTAGGTATGCCGACGTTTTTGCGCGGTGTGGCCACGTCCCTGTACCTGAGCGTCGATGGCGCCTATGCGGAACGTGCTATGCACCCGATCATCGGCCCGGTGGTAGCGAACGGGGGCGGCAGCCACAGTGTGGCGTACGCGCGCATCGACGACACGTTCACTGTATTATCCGGGCAGTACACCGTGACGCTCTCCGGCGGTACACAAACTGCAGCGCTGGCGGACTCAAGTGCGCCGGCTGTCGTAGGCGGGGTAACACTCGATGCACTGCATGCTGCGTGTCCGACACCGCTGGCGCCAAACCCGTACGACACGCTACGTATATCATATGGATGGACGTTCGGAGCCTCTGTAACGGACGGTTTCTGGACAAACCTGCGGCTGACGTCGCTGCAGTAACTGAAGTAATATGCCGACATACTCGACACGAGGACTGACCCGTGAATAACATCCAGAAGAACTTCAAAGCTAAAAGCGCCCTGCGCCATCGCGCTGATGGCGGAAGAGTCTCCGGTCCGGGCGGCCCTGTGGACGATAAAGTCGGTCCAGTGATGCTCAGTGACAAGGAGTACGTCCTGCCGGCCGATACCGTCGACGCTGTCGGCGTACAGCAGCTCGATGCTCTGCGTGCGATGACGCACACTCCCGCTGGCCTGCGCCGCACTGGTGACAATCCAGAGCGTGCTGCCATGATGCAGAAGCAGTACGACCAGCCGGTAACCGGCTCGGCGATCCCTACGCATACTGCTCTTCCGCTGCCTGCGACACCGCCTGCTCCGGACACAAACCCCGATCACGCGTTCATGTACCGCGACAATCTCGGCGACGCGATCAAGGGACTGCGTGGCAAGATCCCGGGTCTGGCTGACGGCGGGATGGTACGCGATCGTCTGGACCTGCGCAGCCCGCTGTTGCGTACCAGCGCCGGCGGTCCTCTGGCTCCGGTGAAACCCGTCGCGCCTACCGTGCCGGGCGGCAACACGCTGCCTGCTGTACGTGGGCCGAGCACAATGATTCCGAACGGCCCGGCTGCGCCGGGGGGTGGTGTCCCGCCTATCAAAGACATCCCCGGTGAAGTGCTGAACCGTACTGGTCAGCCGCGTATGCCAGCGCCTGCTGCGCCTAAAGCCCCTGCGCCTAAATTCGGCCTGCGTGGCCTAGTTGGTAAGGGCTTCGGTGCCCTTGGTGTAGGCATGGCTGCGAAAGACATGCACGACAACGGCATTAACTGGGGTAACGGTTCGGACATGGCGCTTAGCGCTGGGATGATGTCGAACAACCCATACATCGCCGGCGGCAGCGCCATTGGCGCAACCGGCAAAGCCGTATGGAGTATGTTGCCTGACGACACGAAAGAAAGCGTGAAGTCTGGTCTGGCCAGCGCTCCGGGAACCGGCGGCGAGAAGCCGGGGTTCAACCCACGTCAGCAGTACCAGATCGGCACGAACGACCCTGCACCAGAACCTAAAATCGGAGGCGGTGCTTATGACGCTATGTCGGATCGTATTGCCAAAGATGCTCTTAGCCACCCAGCTACTGGGGTTCCTGCTGGCACTCCTGCTCCTGCTCCTGTTAGCGCTCCTCGTCTCACTGGGACGACTGTCGCTCCGACACCGGGATACCAGACCGAAGCCCTTGGCAAACTCGGAGTACCTGAATCTGTGCAGAAAGGACCGGCGCTTGAACAAGGTGCCCGAACTCTAGCCACTGCTGGTAAGGGCGATCAGTTCCAGAATCTCGGGGCCTACGGCGGCGACGCCAACCTCTACGGCCGCGCCAACGATCCTGCTCGCCCGGGTCGTATCAACGACTTCGTCGGCGTGGGCGCCAAGGCTACAGCTGAGTCCGGGCTGCGTGGTAACACGATCCCTAGCGACGACTGGCGTGTCCAGCGCGGACGTGAGCTTCTGGCTCAGGACGCTGCGAACCCTCGCCGCAACAAGCTGTACATCGGCACTGCCGACGGCGAGCTGGGCAGCACAGAACAACGCTTCGGGGCTCTGCAGCGCGAGCTGCGTCAGACCTACGGCCGTGCTGGCGACCGCGACCTGCTCGCAGGCGCTCTCGCTCGCGTGGAAGGTCAGAAGCAGAAAGCGCTTTCTGAGGAAGACGCTCAGCGCACACTGCGTCGCGGTCAAGACATCACTGACGGCACTGAGCGCTACAAGTCGGATAACACCCGTGAGAGCTACAAATACACGGCTGATGCGACCAGAGACGCTAAGCTGAGCGACGGCCTGCGCACTGCTACAAAAGGCGCTAACGCCGCGCGCTTGGCTGCTGAGAAGCTGTACGCTGACAACATGAAGAACATGGCCGAGACCTTCGCCACTGAAGAACGTCCGGCGTCGGCTATCCTGAATATGCTTGCCCGTCTGCCGCAGGAGCAGCAGGATGCGATGATGGGTATGTCAGCGCCTGAGCAGCAGGAGTACATGGCGTCGCTGATCGAAAGTGCTACGGCCGGACGTAACATGGAGCCCGGGCGCGATACTGGCGCCATGCTTCAGAACGGGACTCTGGCCGGGATAGCTGCTGGCGGGGCGAGCGCTCTGCGGGCCGGCGGGTTCAAGCCGATCCCGACGGCTATCGCCGCACTCGGGACCGCCGCTGGCGCGTACTTCACACCGAAGAACAAGCCGTCTCAGCTGAACTCACCGCTCGTGCTCGGCGAAGACGACCTGCCGGTTGTGCAGCGCACGACCATGTCCGACGTTGTCTCCAACGGTGCGTTCGACGTCCTGACCAACAAGTTCTACAGGGACGTCGCCGGTAACTTGGTCAAAGCCAGCGACCTGACCGCAGACCAGCTCAGTGGTATGATCGCGACAGGCCAGTTGCGGCCACAATCTAAGTAACGGAGTCACCTATGCCGCCTCGTTCGCCGCTGAGCTACGACCCATACGGACTGCTGTCTGCCCGCCCAACTGTGAATACCTCGCAGTTGCCGGAGGATCAGCGCCTAGCAGAAGAGCTGAACGGCGCGCCCACGATCCAGAAGTCGTGGTCGAACGCCCTAGCCGGGCAGGATTACGGCAGCGCGGTGTATGACGAAAACGAGGCGCTGCAGTCCGGCGACGTGGCGGCTCTCGAAGCAGCCCGTATGGACAGAGAGCGCTTCGGACTGCGTAGCGCAGCTTCGAGGCCCGACGGCTCCACGACGCTCTCCGGTGCAATGGAGAAAGGCGACTGGGGTAACTTCGTCCAGAACACCGTTGGACAGACCGGCTACAGTATGCTCCCGTCCGTCGCGGCCGGTGCGCTCGGCGGTATCGCCGGCAGCCCGCTGGGTACGGCTGGGAAACTCCTAACTGGTCTCGGTGCGGCTGGCGTGTCCAGCTACTACCAGAACCGGGCAGGTAACGCTGGGCAGATCTCGCACGATGAGCAGCTGAACAGCCTGACACCTGAGCAGAAGAACCAGATGGCCAGCCGTACTGCGCTGGTGCAGGCACCGCTGGACTCCGCGACAGCGCTACTTGGCCCGCTGGGTAAGGCTATTCCGGGCATCGCTAAAGCCGGTGTAGGTACTCGCGTCGTCGGCGGGTCGCTCGGTGAGGGTCTAACTGAAGGTGCGCAAGATCTCGCGTTCCAGACGGCAGGCCAGCAGTACTTCCCTGAGCGCCAGATCGACACTACCAGTCTGATGGACAACGCTGCTGCCGGCGTACTGGGCGGCGGTGCTATGAGCACGCTTGGCCTAAACCGCGAGGCTCCTGCCGCAGCAACAGCCCCGCGTACCGACGGCGTAGAGCTGGGCGAACCGGGCGTCGAGCGTCTAGCCCCTGAGCTGCTGCGAGCTAATTACAACTCTGGCGAAGAATATCAAGCGGCGATGGACTCCATCGATGGCGGCGTAGACCTCGGCGGCGAGCCAGCAGACAACTCGTTCATGGGCCGTGCACGGGCTGCGGCTGACAGCGCACTGAACAAAGCACGTGGCTTCATGCCGCAGGCTGGTGGCGACATCGAAACCAGCTCTGACATCTCGCTCGACGAGCCTGTCGATCTGGGCGGCGAGCCGGGTATGTTCGACCGGGCCGTCGCTCGTGGTACCGACCTCGCTGCTAAAGCAGGCATCGACACCGAGACCCTCGGTTACGTGCGTGAGGCAGTAGCTCACGTGGCCGGTCAGACCAAAGAGCGCAGCACCGCTGTGCTCAAGCAGGCCATGGATCTCGCTGCTCAGGGCGGCGTCGATCCTGAGACTATCAAGCAAGTGTCGTCTGCCATCGCCAAGGCCGTGGCTAGCGAGAGTAAACGCGCTGTCGCCGCTGCTAAGGTCAAGGCCACCGCAGCGAAAGGGCGCGGCCTGTCCGGTATGGCCCGCGACGCTATGCACTCGATCAAAACCGCTGCGAGCGGTGCTGCAGATACCTCAGCCAACGCTATCTCCGAGATGCTGCTGCAGGGCGACGCACACCCGAAGAACGTAGGCGCTACGGTCGAAGAGACCCAAGCCAACATCGCCGCCAACAGAACTCAGCGTGTGCATGTCGCCAACGCGATGCTGCAGACTCTGCTGCAGGACGACGCTGTCCCTACGCTCGTGAAGAACAAGCTGGCTGGTATCGGCGAGATCACCGAAGAAAACGTGAACACCGCTGGTACTGCCGTCGGCGCTGCCATGCAGTCGGTCATAGCCGCTGAGACCATGGGCGAGAGGATTGACGCGCTGCTCGACGCCGTGAAGAACATCGTACCGACGAGCATGCGTCCTGCCGGTAAAGAAGACGAAACCGACGAAGAAACCGGCGGCAAGATCGTCGGGCGCCGGAACAACCTTATGGGCGGCACGCGTGCTGAGCGCGCTGCTATGTATGAGATCGTGCTCAACGGCCTGACGCCCGAGGCGGCTGCCAGCGAGGCAGTGACCAGTAACCTACAGACGATCGCCAACGGCGTGACTGCTCTGGCCCTGCGCACTGGCGGTATCACCAAGGCTGACGTCGACAACGTCGCTAACATCCAAGACGGGCTTGAGATCTTCGCCGACCCTGTGGCCACAGCCAAGCAGCTGCTGGAAGTCGTAGCCCCGGGCGCCGATAACCAAGCCGGATTCATCATGGACGTCATGTCCGTGACTACCGCCTCGCAGGACATGCGCAAGAACGGTGAGAACAGTTTCGCGTTCCGCATGACTACGCCCGAAGCACGCAGCCAGAACGCGCGTGCTCTCTCGGTGGCCATCGCCAAAGGCATCGACAACGCGGTGGCTGAGCTGGAGACCGGCGGTAGCGGCAGATTTTCTAAGGCCCTCGAAGGTGTGTACGGCAGCAAAGAACGTGTCGACATGGTGCTGGATTACTACAGCGCCAAGATGGAAGACGCGCTGACGTTCGAAGAGGACAACTCGTTCGAGCTTGAGGCCGCTGCTAACAGCGAGGGTGTTGAGTCCGTGCAGAACGAGCGCGAAGGCGGCGAGCAGGGCATGAACGAGGTCGACGATGAGCCGGCCGACTACATGTTCGCGCACCCCAAGCAGAACCGTCCGTTCCAGACCGCCGACGCCAAGGGTATCAGCGACGCTCGCCGCGAGGCTGTAACAGCCGGTCGCGTGACTCAAGAAACCGATTTCGAAACCATCGGTATGGATCAGTACGTCCGGGAGTCCAACGAAAACCCTGAGCGGACGCTCGCTGACATCCGTACCGACGTCAAAGACCGCATGGAAGAAAGCCTGCTTAAGCTCGCCAAAGCACTGGGCATCGGCACCAAGGGCGACGACAAGGCTACGATTCTGAAAGAGGCGTACGCCCGGGCCGTCAGCGGCGTGGAGCTGAAAGCCAAGGCCGGCAGTAAAGACGACGCGGCCATGATCCAGAAGAATATTCTGGCCCGTGCCGGCGAGCTCTCGATGCTGAACAACGTGGCCAAAGGCGAGGGCACCGAAGCTGCTCTGAAGCTGTACTCCGTGCTGAAAGTCAGCGCGGCTGCTGATAAAGAAGCCACCGCGAGCGACGCTGACATTGCTGCTATGGGCGAGGACCGCGACACCAAGGACGTCAAGACCGCGAAGATTCGCTTCATCACTAAGTCTGGCAAGCCGCTGGTGCTTAGCGCTGGCTCGATGGTGCGTGTCGGTATGAAGGCCGACAGTCTGGCTGTCAAGGACACTGGCGGTAATGCATTCCGCCGGATGGCGTTCGCCAACTCGCTGGCTGCGGTGCTGAACCGTAGCGACGTGGTCGGTCTGGAAAATCCGGGCATGATCGCCGAGGCTGTGATCCACGACAACTTCGGGAAGGGTAAAGAGCGCAAGATCCTGACTGCTGGCCCACAGGCTGATTCGACCAAGATCGCCAAGCGTTTGAAAGCGAAGAAGGAGAACAAAGCCTTCATCGATAAGTTCAACGAGCGGCTGGCTGCTCTGGAAGATGAATACTCGAACACTGACGAGCAGGACCTCCGTGACGAGCTGGAGCTCAAGGTCAAAGGTTACATGGCGAAGAACTCACGCCGGATGGACGAGTACTACGAGTGGCTGAAGAAAAAGATCGAGGTCGATAACGCACCAGTGAAAGACTGGGTCGCCATCAAGTTCCTGAACGCGAACAAGCCTGAGCTGTCTGCAGCGATGGTGGAAGTGGCGCGCTACCAGAACGACGAGATGTTCCGAGCTCTGGAGCGTATGCGCGATAGCGCCTTTGAGGCTGACGTCATCTCCAAAGAAGGTGAGTCCGAGCAGGAGCTGGGTACTCAGGGTAAGACTCTCGACGCTGAGGGCGCGCGCAAGTTCGACGAGAACGGTGACCCAACCAGCTCGAACCTCGGCTTCAAGCCGTCCAAGCAGGCCCGTGCGAACGTCCAGTACCTGAACGAGACGAACGAAGACCTTAATACCGAGCGTACGGACCCACTCAACGGCCTGACTGGTCGTGAGCGTACGACGGCTATCAGCCGGCTGATGTACGCCAACAACCGTGCGAAGCGCGAGCTGAAGAACCTTGAATCTGAACGCACTCGCGACGTCGAGCGTTCGCCTGCCGAAGAACGTATGCTGGCAGAGCGTATCAACATCGCCCGTGCGCGTGCCGACAAAGCAGCCGCTGCGTACGACGCCATTCGCTTCGAGAACGCACCGCTTGAGCTGTCTCCTGAGCAGAAGGCACTGCGTGCGAAGGAGCTGAAGGCTCTCCGTGCCCGCGTGCAGAAGTCGCTAAAGGAACTGGAGGCCAGCGGTAAATCGTGGACTGAAGCAGTCCAGACCGCCGGTACCTTGAGAAAAGGCGCCGAGGCCCGCGAGGCTGCCAAGACTCCGGAGGAGAAAGCCTTCGAGGCGAAGCTCGCTGAGCAGAACGCTGCTGACAAGCGCGAGGAGGAAAACTTTAAGAAACCTCGTAAGTACGACCCGCTGAAAGACAAGGGCGCGGACGTGGCTGCTGAGCGCGCGGCCCTCGACGCTGCAGACAAAGCGCGTCGAGCTGACGCCAAGGCGAACCCTCCGGGTGAGAAGCCTGCCCGCCAGCCGCTGAGCGCTAAGTTCAAGCCGTTCGAGCGCAAGTCGCTGAAGGCTGAGGCCAAGAGCGACAAAGTCGGGTTCAAGCTGACTCACACCGGTATGTACACCAGTAAGGACCAGAAGAAAGCTAACCGTGCCACTGCGTTCATCGGACGTGGTTCTGAGAAGTCGTCGACGAATCAGTACCGCAAGGACGCCGAGGCTGCTGGAATCCCAGTCAACGCTGCTGAGCTCTCGGCCGACGACGTCGTGTTCGTGTCTGCCGAGGGCAACCGCGAAGGCCGGCTCAAGCCGCAGAAAGGCCCGCTCGACGCTGCGATAAAAGCTGGCGCCACAATTCTGACGGATAACTCGCAGAACCGCGCGCGTAATCACAACATCGGTGAGCGTGAAGTTGCTGCGTACCTGACCTCTCAGGGCTATGGAGAAGTGAATCCAGGCGAATGGCGCCCGGGCACTACTGAGCAGGGGGCCGACGCCGACGGAAAAAAGCAGTCAGCCATGGCGCCACGTCGCGGGCGGCGCCAAGGTAAGAAGGCGCTGAACGCTGAGGGTCGGAAGATTCTGGCCGAGGTTCAGCGTATCCGGGGCAAAGACATCAAGCTGCGGATGCGCCGGCTGGCTAGCGAGATGCAGGGTGCGTCCGGCGAGTACTACCAGATCCTACACAGCAACGGGAAAGTCGACCGCGTGATCGAGGTCGCAGTCAACGCTGCGAACCCGATGAGCGTGGCGTGGCACGAATCGCTGCATGACTTCTTCGCCATGTTGAACCCGAGCGGTAAGCGCGATATCCGCGTGAAACGCGACCTGAACGCTGTAGCTGGTTCGCCGCGTGTACGCCAGCAACTGGAGCAGCTGCTCGAAGGTCACCCGGCTGCACTGAAGCAGCTGGACATCGCTGAAGAGCGCACCGCGTACATGTACCAGTTCTGGGCTGCTGGGCTGCTGGAAGTGAACCCCAAAGCGGCTGGCTGGCTGGAAGACATCAAGGCTTTGTTCAAGGACCTGCTGGGCATCGTTTCCCAGACCGAACGTGCTGAGGACTTGCTGCAGGCGCTACACGACGGCCGGTTCGCAGAGCCGAGCACTGTGGCCTATGTGCTGGCGGACATGAAAGGCTCCAGCCTGATGGACAAGATCGAGAACGTCTCGCCTGCCATCGCTGAGTCACTCACTGCTCTGGGCACCGCTGCTCCTGACCGTCTGCGTGCTTTCCAGAACGAGCACTTGGACAAGCTGGCTGACAAGTTCAGCAGCGAGACTGGGAAGCTCGGCTTCATCCAGAACCGTTCCCGGAAGGTAGGGTACTGGTCGAACGAGCTGGACAAAGTGCTGGCCGGTACCACCGCTGAACAACGTGGCGCTGCGCTACAGAATCTGCAGGCCATGCGCGCGCCTGCCAACGCGCTTGAGAAAGGTATTGCCAAGTACCTAGAGCGTATGTACGAGTACATGCGTGATAGCGGCGTGATGACTGCAGCGACCCAGAAAGACGAGAAGGGGAACGTGGTCACTAAGTGGGAGCCTCTACGCAAGGTCGAGAAGGGTTACTTCCCACGTCAGTGGAACGCCAGCGCCATCACCAGCAACATGGCTGAGTGGAAAGCGCTGCTGAAGAAGCACAGCAACATGGACGACGCTGCCATCGCCCAGATCACTGCAGCTATCACCGAAGGTACTGAGCAGATCGAACTGGCCGAGAGCCGGCACGCGCTTGGCTTCACGCCGTACGCCATGTCGGCTCAGGAGCGTGGGTTCAAGTTCATCCGTCCGGAGAACGCACAGGACTTCATGAAGTTCCAGAGCGACAATCTGGCTGACGTGCTGATCGGCTACACCAACCAAGCTGTGCACCGCGCTGAGTACTCGAAGGAGTTCGGCAACGACGGTGAGCAGATCAACGGGCTGGTGCAGGACGCGAAACTGAGCAACAAGCAGCTGGAAGAGGTGTTCAAGATTACCGGTGCGCTCGAAGGCACGCTGGGCAGTAACACCATGAGCCGGTCAACCATGGAGCTTATGTCTAACGTCATGACGCTCCAGAACGTCGTGCTGCTGCCGCTGACTCTGTTCTCGCAGGTGATCGACCCGATCGTGCTGGCCGCACGCTCTGGTAACCTACGTGACGCAGGTACTGCGTACGTCGAAGCACTCAAGGCGCTGAAGAACTTCGTCACCAAGAGCGACGACAAGACTCTTGGTAGCGACATGGCTGAGATGCTTGGCATCGTACACAACGACTCGGTACTCGAAGCCATGGGCACAGCATGGGGCTCCACGCACATGGGTTCCGGCGCACGCCACGTGAACCGTCTGTTCTTCAAGTACAACGGTATGCAGGGTTGGAACAACGTGATGCGTTCTGTTGCTACGCACGCCGGTGAGAGATACCTGCTGGCCAACAAAGACAACGAGATCGCGCTGAAAGAACTCGGACTCACCCCGGCGGATATCAAGACCGGTGCTGATGGTCGGCTGAACGTGAAGAACGACAAGGTCAAGCAAGCGATGTTCCGGTTCGTGGACCAAGCGGTTCTGCGGCCGAGTGCCTCGCAGCGTCCGGTCTGGATGTCTGACCCACGCTGGATGTTGGTAGGCCACCTGAAGCAGTTTGTGTTCGCGATGCAGAACGTAGTGCTCAAGCGTGCCAACGAACAGATGGAGCTTGGGAACATCAAGCCGTGGGGGATACTCGCCCTTGCCATGCCAGCGATACTGGCTGCGGACATCGCCAAGGGCGCGTTGACCGGCTCCACTCAGATGAATGGGTGGGGGTTCATGGACTACCTTGGCCATGCGATGTCTCGTTCCGGTCTGCTAGGAGTTGGGGACTTCGGTACTCAGGTCTTTGCAGATGCGGAACGCGGCAAACTGCCCGGAGAAGGTTTGATCGGACCGGCTGGCGAGCACCTTGCGACGATACTCAGGTTCCTGACCGACGCTCCAAACACCGACGCGATCGACGTCATCAACAGGACAATTCCGGGGGCCAGATTCGTTTCCTAGCAAAGTGGTTTTAGTCTAGAGATATAGATGCAATTGCTGACAACCATATCTCTAGACTAAACCAAGAAAAAACTTTGCTAGAGTGCTAGGAGTGCTAGGGGCTCAAAGCCCCGTGGGAGTAAGAGTCTAGTACTCTAGTACTTTATATTTAAAATAATAATAATAATAAAAATAAAAAATCTAAATAATAATATATTATTTATTGTGTTCTATATAGAGGAGTTTCCCCAAGTGCTAGTGCTAGGTTTGCTAGGAATTCTCCGGCTGGTAACATGAAGCACCTACGAGGAGATCGGCCATGGCTGACGTTGAATACACAGATGATGGGCAGGTGGTCGTCAACTGGCCGATGCGCCACGGCGCCACGTTCATCAAAAAATATCAGTGGAAAACTGGCGGCGCCCCTGCCATCGGTTCGACCCCAGCTGTTCCTGCCACGCCCGTCGACCTGACTGGTTGGACCGCGCGCTGCCAGCTGCGTGACAAAGTCGGCGGCGAGGTGCTGCTCAGTCTGACGTCGTCCCCTGCCGCCGGGATCGTGCTCGACGCGCTCGGTAACATCACGATCACTGTCACTGCTACCCAGACAACTGCGATGTCGCCGAAGTCCAAGGCTGTATTCGACTTGGAGCTGGAGGAAACAGCGACCGGGTTCGTACGTAACCTCGTCGGTGGTACCGTGACGCTGGCCACTAACGTAACCGTACCGGTGGTCTGATGGAATTCGTAACGCTCGTCGAGACTGAGATCGTCGCGGCTGACGTTGAGAACGTCCAGCTGATCGAAGTGGTGGCTACGGAAGTAGTCGGCGGCGACGTGACGGTCATCGAGACGGTGGACGTCGGGACGGTGGAAGTCGTAACAGACAGGCTGGTGCAGATCGAGATACTTGAGTTTTCGCCCGGCCCGCCCGGCCCGCCCGGCCCGCCCGGAGTATCGGAGGACGAAATGATGTATGCTAAGCGTGTAGACATGGTGAGCGACAACCTGCTATATCGCGGTGAGGCGGTAGTCGGCTCCCCTACGTCTTCAGCTGCGTGGCGCGTGCGCCGTATCACCATAGGCGTCGACGGCGACGTGACTGAAGAATGGGCAGGCGGCAACGCCAGTTTCGACAAAACGTGGGACGGCCGTCTAGGCTACACATACTCGTAAGGAGGCTACATGAGCCTGTCAAACACAACCGAAAACGCCGCGCTTAAATGCTTCCTGCAAGGCACTGATCCGAGCTACCGCGCAGGGGCAACGCAGTATCTTGCCCTGTTCACAGCCGACCCCGGCGAGGCCGCATCGCTTGCAGCCGAGGCCAATTACACCGGCTATGCGCGGGTGGCTTTGACCAAGGCTAGCGCGTGGACAGATGGCGGCGCGACGTTCACCAATGCGGCCTTGATCCAGTTCGGCCAATGCACGGCGGGCAGCAACGCGCTGACTCACTTTGCCGTTGTCGATACTGCTTCGGGCGCTGTGGCCATGATGATCAGCGGGGCGCTTTCTTCGACGCTAGCGGTTGGAGTAGGCATACAACCGCAATTCTCAATAGCCAGCCTTTCAATTTCTTGCGACTGATCGAGGCCCGAATTGAACATTCTCAGACAGCGCCCTTTCAACACTCCAGCCTCCACGGTTGATCCGTTGCAGAATTGTGGTGTGACTGATGCCTACCTCCCGCGACCACTTGGCGAGGGTTTGTGTTTTACCGTTGTGCGTAAGAAGGGTGTTGTCGCGCTGATTGTTGGCCTGTTCGACATTGTTTGCCCAGCGGCAGTTCGCAGGCTCGTAATCACCATTCACATTGATTCTGTCAATGGAGTGGCCCGGAGGGCATTCGCCCATATCCTCAAAAAAGCCGGCGAAGGTTTGCCATTTTTCGCAAACGGCAACACCGCGACCGCCGTAATCAGGCCACTTATGGTTATTGGGGTTGGAACACCTAGCTTTCATGTTGCGCCAGCAGTTGTAAGTTCTTGGGGGTTGCGCTCTGTGGCAGCCGGTTGTTACTCCGTGTTTGAAGTTTCGCTTCGCTGTTTCTTCGTCGCGCAAGCATCCGCACGATTTGGATTTTCCACTGGTAAGACTGCCGCCAAAGACAGCAGCATCCTTTCCGCAATCACAAGTGCAGTTCCAGTAAATCCCGGCCTTAGTGAAGTCTCTGGACTTAACACTCCAGCTTCCAAATCTTTTGCCGGAATGATCGGTGAATTTGCCCATAAATTACTCCCTAGTGTGAGCCTTAATTATAGTGAACTGCGGCTGTATAGACAAGTTACATTAGGTGCCGACTAATGGCCGGGTTTCGGAACGTCGCGCAGTGGGCGAGCGCCTCCGATGCGGGGCGGGTGCACATGACTACGTTCCGGAAAGCCGTAGCGTCAGCTGCGACTGCGGCTAATGACTTCGTCGACTACACGTATTTTGCCGGCAACCCGCCTGCGAACTTCTACGCATCCGCGCCACTTGAGGCGGCTTACGTTGAGTCGATTCGCGGGATCAACATTCCGAACATTGCCGGCCAGTTCCTGAAGTCGATAACCGTAATGTCAGCGGCTGCGAGCGCCACGACAACCAGTAACCAGAACCAGCGTCTGCTACTGGCTGACTACCTGCTCTACTACCCGTTCGTTGACACGGATGCGGTTGGTGAGCAGCAGGACATGATCCAGACCGTATCACTCCCGCGCTACATTGGCGGCGCAGGCGTGCAGATGATGGCTGTCGGCCAGTCTGCGTCGTCGGCTGTTGGTCAGTTCACCGTCACTTATACGAACCTCGAAGGCGTACCCGGACGTGTCTCGCAGAACACCTTTACCAAAGTCATCGGCGGCGGCGGGACAATTGTCTCGTCATCGAATAACGCCGTTACCGGCTCGCATCCGTTCATTGGGCTGCAAGCAGGCGACACGGGCGTGCAGTCTGTCGAGTCGGTCAACTTCACGGCGGCGGGCGGCGGGCTGATGGCAATCGTGCTGGTCAAGCCGCTGTTCAACTTCTACTCGACGCAGGAATGCCGGCGCACCACGTCCGGCAACCTTGAAAGCTACGGCGCTGCAAGCCAGTTTGAAACCGTCATTCACCGGAACACAGTCGAGATCAAACAGGGCGCAGTGCTTGGCGTTGTCGGGCTTGGTAATGCCGGCTCACTGGCTTCGTCTGTATTGGTCGGCACACTTGAGACAACTTGGGGAGCGTAAAGCATGGGATTTTCTTCGCAGGACGAGCTGATTTCGTCTATCACCACTGACGGCCAGATTGATTCGATCGTCTACCAAAAGACCACACCGGCAGCAGGGCTGGCTGGCCACTGGCAGCACGCTCTGAGCGGCGTAGGGTCTATCCCTGCGGCGACATTCTCTGGCGCTGAAGCCACTTTCGTTCCGACCGACAACACTTGGTCAGAGGGTGCGATACCGGTTGGCGACCAGACTGATCCGATCACCAAGCACATTCTGAGCATGGGCGTCTCGATGGTCGGTGCTGCTGGCGCGCCTTGGTTCATACTGCCGATTGATCTGGTTGGTTATGCCAAGCTGACCACAACCAACGTCAGCACGACCGGCGCGAAAACGATCACTATGACGCCAATTGGCTCGACTGCCGCAAACGTGGACAGATACCCAGAAGGCGAAGGCTTGCGCATGTTCGTCGCCAGCTATGCCACGATGGGCGCGAACGCTCCAACCATGCAAGTGACGTACACGAACAGCGCCGGAACAGCCGGCAAAACGACTCAGGCGGGCATTGTGTCCACCGCATCGGCTACCAGCGGCATCCTGCTCAACTCGGGCAACGCTGCCAACAAGGTCGGGCCGTTCCTGAATCTGGCTGCGGGAGATACTGGAGTTAAAGACATTCAGACGCTGACTTGGGGCGGCACTGCGCACGCTTCCGGTTCGGTGTTCATTGGCCTGTGCAAACCGCTTTGCATGCCGATTCCGGTTCCTGCGACTGGCCTGTACAACATGGTCGATTTCGTCAACACGCTGCCGAGCATGCCGCGCCTGCGCAACGGGGCAAACGTGCAATTCCTGATCTTTGCAACTGGTGCCACAACGTCCGGCGCAACTTTTTACACGAACTTCGACTACGGCTGGAACTGATCATGGGACTGTTGCAGAACGGGTATCGCCACAACCTGACGGGCAAGCTATTCGGCGGCACGTCACTTGATGGCGCAAACCCGTCTGTGCATGTTTATCGCGGCCATCGAGCGGCAGCAAACCGCAACATGCTCGCAGGCGAGGCGATCACTGACCCACTTGTATCAGTTCCAAGCGGCAACAGGCCGCAACAAGCGTGGATCATGGCGCGCACAAGTGGAGGGATGTCCAGCCGAAACGTTGCCGGCCTATCGATTGGCGCATTCGGCGCCGGCGCTATGGGCGTCAATATCGACGGCTCCGCAGACATCACCTTTACCGCAGATGCCACAGCGCAACTGATCGCATCTGCTATCGGCTCTGCATCCTTCACCGTCACGGCATCAGGCAGCGCGCTGGCAACGCTTAACGCTGTCGGCGCGGCATCCTTCACGCTTACCACGTCCGGCACGATGGGCGCGCTGGCTTGGGGTATTGGTGCGGCGTCCATGCAGGTGACGGCCACCATGACCAGTTACGCCAAGG